AGCCGCATTCATATTTTGCAGCCCTTTATCGCGGCGAATCGAGTTGCGCGATGTGCGGCTGCCAAATATATCATCCACTCCAAAATCAAAAAGGGATGTATAGGCCCGCAATGCAGTGCTTGGCGTGTCGGCCAGCTTGCGGATAGAGTCCACGGTTGATCTGATATTATTGGCCAGCGCAATCGGCGAACGAATTCTGTTCGTTGCTCTCGATCTGATAAAATCCACCTTGGCGCGGAATTGATTGACCTTGCCGCTCGTGTCGCGAATTTTGTCGGTGACGGACTTTGCCTTGTCCGCAAACTCCTGCAATTTGTTCCTTTTTTCCTCGATTGTCGCAACTGTTTCCGCCACCTCGTCCAGCGCCTCAGTAACGGCTTCCACCTCATTTTGCGTGCTATTAGCGACTTGCACAAGCGACTGGCTCGTTGTTGGTGCTGGTGCCGCTGTGATTTGACTATCCTCGACAACCTGCAAAGTTACAGAGAAAAAACCCTGACCAAGATTTGCTTGATTTTCAGATATAGACGCCTTGCCAAGAACCTTGCAAGAAAAGGTGCCTTGGGTCCAGCCTGTAAAATCACCAACGCCACCCTCTGAAAAGATGCGCTTAATATCGGATAACTCTTGCTGATAATTTCCCTCGCCAAATATACCGCGCACCATGAAGCGCTCAGGCATGCGTCCAAGATCATCGACGCTCACATTATCGCCGCTTGCAAAATTATGCAGCGCCGTCTTTTGCCCAAAATCTGTCTTGATTTCGGTGACTAGTAATTTTACGCCCTTATAACTGCAAGTCTGAATCTGTTGTGATATATCCGCCACACTAAAAGCCCTCCATATTCACAGCTGCTGGCATGTCAAATCCATCAGTCATAACGTTCGCCTCAACGTCAAAATCGTCTGGCTTGGTGATGTTTAAGTCAACCCGCCCGCCAATTGTTTGCTGCCCACGATTCTGTACCGCCTCAGCGCCCTGTTGTGTATATCCAGCGCCGCCATTTAACATCATGCCGTCTCCAGTCGTTTGCATGTTCATATTCTTATCAACAGGCCGCGACATCTCGTCATTTAATTTTTTCGCCTTGTCTGTGGCGTATGTTAGGTTTTTTCCCAATTGCTCAGAGCCAACGCCCATCATTTTGAATATACTGCCAACCGCCCTTAGGGGGGATATAGCGCTGAAAAATTCAACAACCATATCTTTAGCCTTGACCAGCTTATCCCATAGCCAAGCAATGCCAATTCCAAGCGCTGTAATCGCGGCTATAACCCGCCCGATGGGGCTAACTGCCATAGCAACATTTAATGCAGTTTGAGCCACGGTCCATGCAATTGTTGCGGCCTTGACCAGCAATATCGCACCAGCTGCACCGATCAGCATAGGAATAAGGGGTCCAGTGGCATCCGCAATGGACTCTATCCCATTAAACAAGCTAGAAAGCACCTCAGCACTAGCCACAACGGCAGGTAAGAAATTGTTGCCGATTGCACCGCTCATGCTGCGAAAACTGTTACCCATCAATGTTAGTGCATTTTCTGCTGTCTTTGAGCGTTTTCTAAATTCCTCTGTTACACTGCCAGCGCCTGCAATTCTATTATTCGCAAGCGCGAGTGTAGGCAAAAGAACACGGTCCATCGTGTTAGCCAGCGCGCCGACACGTCCGCCAAACTCTGTGAAAGTTTCTGTTAAAAACTGTGTCTTTTTTGCACCTTCTGGCATTTTTTGAATTTGACGTAACAGTTTAATTAGCGTTTCGCGCGGCTTTTCCGTGAAATTTTGTGCGAATTTTTCACCGACAACAGACGTGTCAGATAGACGCCTTGACATCGCGTCCATGATCGAGCCAACTCGGTCCGCATTCACACCCATCTGCACAAACGAGGCAGCAAGACCCATGGTGTCGGTGGCTGTCAGCTGCATCGCCTTACCAGCCGCCGCACCCTTGTTTAAGAGCGATCGAATAATTTCATCTGCACTAGCCGCGACATTGTTTGACACATAGTTAGCCTGATCAGCAAAATCGATAAATTTGTCGACCTGCATGCCGAATATATTGGAGATTTTCGCCGCAGCTACGCCAGCCTCATCTGGCATTAAATCAAAAGCAACGCTAATTTTTGAGACCTGCTCTGTGAATGCTAAAATTTTATCTTCTGCAATGCCAAATTGGCCACCAGCAGCGGCAATATCCGCCAGTCCAGTCGCAGCAACAGGTATACGCTTGCTCAATTCTCGCAAGCCATCAGCCATGTTCGCCAAGCCACCTTGACTGGCAAATTCGACTACCTTATTAACGTCGGCCATTGCAGTCTCAAACTGCATTGCCTCACGGATCGGAAAGGCAAGCGTAAAAACTAGTCCAGCGATTACAGCGAGCCGTCCGACTTGCTCCATCATGCCATCCACATTGCTAGTGACGGACTGACTCAAACTCACAAAGCTGTTTTTTTGCGTGAAATGATTTTTCGTGATTTTCTTTGTCACCGCGTCCGACATACGTCCCATACGCCCGACAGAGTTAAAGACGGTTCCAGCCGCATTGCTCATGCCAGCCGCCGCCATGTTGGCGCGGTTTACGGATGCGCTGACACGTTCAGAAAGATTGTCAAACGCCTTAGCACCAGCGCGAGCGCTGTTATTCATTTGTTGTATAGACTTTTTCGCAGCCGCCGCAGCCGCCGCGATTTTTTTTGCCGCAGGTGAAAATTTATCGATAATTTGATAGATGTAGCTACTGTTAAATGCCATGTTTGTTCTTCGATTTCTTCATCTGCGCTTCTTCTTGTATAGTCAGCTCGTTGAAGCCAGTTATCAGCTGAGAATACTCTTCAAAAGTTAGTTCGCGAATATCCCCAAAGCTTCCAGCCGCCTGTTTACCAAGATATGCAACATCCATGAGAAACCTATGTTCTGGATAGAATTTTTGCCCCACGCTGGCTATATAAGACCTATCTTCTGTTAGGTCGGGGATGTATCCAAACGAGGTTGAATAAAAAAATCATAAAATTTTAAAATGATATTTTCACGGTCATCAGGATCGATTTCCTCCCAAAGTGTCGTGCTTACTTTTGTTTCGCCGCCCTCATGCTGCAAATAACAAAAATGAGGCAAAACCAACGATTCAAATGTGTCATATAGCCGCTCTTCCACCGCCTCGTCAACCAGCCCCATATCAAGGAATGGCTTAACGAATGAGCCGTCTTCCGCCTCCTTAGGCGCGTCAGATTTTTTGACACTATTGGCAGCTTCTTCAATAGCTTTCAGCTCGCCGATTTTCTGCATTGCAGACGCCATCACACCACGCAAGGCAGATTTTAACTTTTGCGCCTTCTTGAAATTTTTGATCTTTGGCGGCTTGATTACAAGTTTATCAACGTTATGGTAAAGTTTGCCATCATGACTGACTTTTTCAAGCGCGCCATTCTTCAAATCGATAATTAAATCTTGGTCATTACTCATAATTTCCCCCTACTGGTCGCCCGTTGGTGTTGCCGCTGTGAAGGTGATGTCAATGGTTCCCTCATTGCCAATGTTACGCGTTACACGATCGCCAATAGCTGCACCGATATAGTTTTCTGTTGATCCATCTGGATAGCCAATAGAAATGGTGTTGTTGTGGCCATTAGCCTCGATTTGCTTCACTAGCCGCTTATTTTCTACAGTGTTGTAAAGAGACACTGTAACGCTTGCGACCTGTGAAGAAAAGTCGGTATTATCAACATACGAAATAGAGCCAACACCCGTAATGACGGGCGTTTTTGTCCGTGTTGGGTTGCCTAAATCGGCTTCAAGTGAATTTGGTACATAGCCTACTGTGTCATTATTAATTTTCAACTCAGCTGAATCAATTTGTCTTTGCGCCATTATGCACCCCCTAGGACAACGCCGATATTAAAGTTAAATGCGCGAGCCTGTCCGACTAGATAAGCGTTGGCCGTGATATTCACTAAGCCAGTCGCTTGATTAATCGTAATAAAAAGATTTTCAGAAAAGGCTTGAAGTCCTTCGTTACTGTTGCTCGTAATAGCAAAATCAGGCCCTGACAGCTCTTCATTATAGCGCAACACAGCCGCACGAATAGACGCCTGAGTAGCTAATGCGCGCCCCTCTAGTGCTGCGCCCGTACCGTCAACAAGCCGCGATTGCGCAAAATCAGATTTGATCTGCGTATACACATACTCACGGAAAATACTAGCTTGCGTGACTGAGTTCAAAAACTCAAACGTCAAATCCTCTGTGCCATTTGCTTGCGTCTTGTAGAAGGTTAAAAGCTCACCAGTGATAACAGAGTTGCCCGCCTGATTGTTTCCGCACACCGACCAGCCAGAATCATTTAAGTCGATCACTTCTTCATCGCTGAAACCGCGTCCGCTTTGCACTAGCGGCAAGTTTGCCAGCAATGTATTAAAGAATGGCAATGACGATAGAGCTGGTCCGCCAGTGTTGTCGCGTCCAATAGCGCTCATAATACTGGCAATATTCGCATTTGGTTCAAGCCGCAAGAACACAACGGCTGCTACCTGTGCCGCATCCACGAGCGACAATTCTGTGATAGTCCCGCCGCGCTGATTACCTGTTGTTTCTAGTTTGTTCGCAACACCCACAGTCTGCGAGGAATTAAGCGCATCGCCGATTGTTACATAATTAGCAAACGTGTCCACCAGCACAGAAAAAGCGCGCCCGTCTTTGACCTCATTTGTTACATTAAAGCGCGGATCAAGAAAATTGCCAACCTCATCCAATCCGTAAATCGCAGGCCATATAACGCCCTGATAGCGAATCATTTCAACAGGGTCAAACAAGCCTGTCAAATCTGGATTAGCCGAGCCGCCAGAAAAACCAGTCAAGGCAACGGTCACACCAGCAACCATGCCATCATAACCCAAGCCGATTTCGTTGCCGATTTCACCACCACTAACAGCTGTCAAAGCAATAGAGCCAGCGGTGTTCACAGCCGTCACAGAGCCTGTTGTGTCGCCGTTAATAGCCGCCGCGATCTTGTCGCCGATCAGTGTTGGCGTGTCATTCAGAGCGACAGGAACTGTGTATTTGTTGTTCACATATGAGCCAACAGCAACCACTAATTCACCCGCCGCTGTTGCTGTGCCAGTCACCACGATAGCGCCAGTCGCCTGAACAGCTGCCCCGTCATCATCCAGCGAGATCACATCGATATTCGTGATCAAGTTTGTGGCGCGGAATGATTTTATAGCTTTTGCAAGGTCAGATTGGCGCCCAAACAGATTGTCCAGTAAAATCGGGTCATTCTGAATATCTGTCACCAGCTCGCCACTTACGGCGGTTGCTGATCCAGTCTTTTGACCAACAAATAGCACGCGTTGCTGGCTAACGCCCTGCGGCGGGTTTTTGCCGCTTAGCGTTGCATTTACCCGTGGCAATGAAATATTGTTGCCGCTCATTTTTTTGCGCCTTTCTTGATTTCGGTTATGCAATTATCATATTCAGCATCAGCCGCGCGCCAACGCCATAATTTGTCTTTAATTACGCCCCTAGGGCTGCATTCAAGCTCGATCACATCGCCGATTTTGGCACCGTGAACAGCTTTATTCACTTTAAATTTACGTATCAAGCGCTTGGCTCCTCGTCTAGATCAATATTTGTCTCAAGGTTATTTGTATCATTTTGGTTCAAAATCTTCAAGTTGATATCCAAAAATGCACGAGTTTTCGGCTGTATCCAGTCATCTGTCTGGATATATTGGACATGCTCAAAATCATATCTATGCACATATTCGTTTGATTTAGTCCTTAAATCGCTGTCATTAACCTCACCATTGCCAAGCGGCAAAATGGCCCCGCCTTTTCTTGCGTATGGCGTCTGTGGCTCATGGCCAAGGATAGACCTGTAGAGCGGCGCAATAAACGCAATAGCGTTATCTCGTTCTGCCGACTTTGAGGCGCTATTCTGTGCCTTTTCCACTCTATATATGGAAAATTCGGATATCTCCATAAGCTGGCCAGACGTCAAAGGCGTGTTGTTGTTTTGGGCGTCTGTTCTACCCTCCCTGTTCCTAGTTGTTCGCGTTGAACCGCCCACCACATACAGCACGATATCATTCTCATTGCCCTGTACTAGAGACGTTGTTTGCGCGCGCTGTGCGATATCGTTGTTAGCGGCTCCATAGATAAACTGGCGTGTCGATACATACGCGCTACCTAAAACAGGGTCTCCAACAGGAACATAGTCAAGCGCCACATTAAATGTGTTTGGCGTTACGTTGCTAACTGTAAACACCCCGTTATAGCCAAAATCACGATCCTTGATCAGTTTTATATCACCAGTCGCGGGCGTTACGGCGGGTGCATCTTCTGGCTTAAATTGGAATGTGTTACGCGTTTTTGTTAGAAAATTAGGGCCATCAGTTTGAACAGTTTGATTGTACTCAGGCTGATCAGCGCCGATAATTTCAAAGAATAGTCCTTCATTTTCTTTTGTGTCGATTTCGTCTGCGCATTCACCCTTGACAAATCCATTTTCGAAAATAAGGCTAGTCACGTCAACAGACGTTAAAAAGCCCGCAACATTCACCCGTTGGCCATCGACAAGGCCGTGGTCAACAGCCGTTGTGATGGTCAATACACTGCCCGCGACCGATATATCAGATATCTCGATTTTATTTACACCATCGCTAGTATAAAACGGTAATCTTTTACGCAACAAATCGACAATTTCGTTATTAAACATTTTTTATTTCCGCCTGAATATTCTGGTCCATGATGTTCTGCGACCGCATGATATTGGCCTTTACCACCCTCAAAATATTGGGGCGTTTTGCCATCTTGCTAGTGCCTTGCTCCAGAAAGCTGCCATAGGTTACGCTATCATTATAACCAAATTGCAGCTGATCAGCGGATACATCATAATCAACGGAGCGCAACAACTTGCCAGTTTGGTTCGCTGGCGCTTGACCTGCGGCGCTTCGTCTACCGCGTCTGCGGCTAATTAACCTGCCCGTTTTCTTCTCTTTGGTGATCAGAATGTGCCTTTTCTATGAAGGCACTACGCTAATGCGTAAAACGTTCCTGACCACTTCTGTCTCA